CACAATTTTCATCTGGTACAGGCCATTAACGGGGCTGGATAGGTCTGCGATTTCGTCGTTGATGGCTTCTAGGATTTGAGCGCGTGGGAAACGGGGGCTGACTGTGATGATTGCGTTGTTGGCGTGGGATGCGGCAGTTGTTCCGTTCCAGCCTCGTTCCACAGTAAGGGTTTTAGAGGACACTGATGATTCCCAAACATAAAACATTTCGGAATCTATTTCAAATACGGTACCTGGGCGTAACCCGTTAAGGTCGTAGAGGGTGGCAAGACTGGTGGCGGTTGTGTTAATTGCTCCACTTAGTTTGTTTTTTTCTTCCACTTGACCCGACAGCAGTTGCCGTTGAGTTCTGTTAATAACTGTTGCTACTGTTGACATCTGTTCTCCTGCGGTCTATTAGATTGTAGCAATAGCATCGGCATAGAAACTGAGGTTCGCTTTAAGGCGTTCGTTGTCTGGTTCTAGGTTCAGGGCGTTGGTCCCATGTTGTGCGGCTTCTTTATGCAAACCCAGGTGATGTGCCGATATTGCTGCCAGGTCATGTGGGCTGGCTCCCCAGGCTTGTGCTTCGCATAAATATTCCAACGGCATATCGGTGACAGATAGGCAAGTTGTTGCTGCCATGTAGCAGCCTCTCCATTGTTGATGTTCATAATGGTATTGAGCCAGGTCGAACCAGGCTTCTCGCCTGTCTGGTGCTTCTAGCACAGCCATTTTGAGTAGGCGTTCCATGTTGCCGATGTCGCATTTGGCCATCATTCTGTATGCGGCTGCTCGTTCTGGTCCCCATGTTGCGGAAGGCAGGGAAAGGTAGCGTTGGAATTCTAGTAACGCTTCCCCGTTTTGGTTTTTATAAAACAATTCACGGGCATAGTAGAACGCGATGCGGTCATCGGTTGGGTGTTCTGCTACTGCTTTGGCAAGAAGATGGTAATACTGTCCACGGCTTTTTGTGTTATCTGGGTGGTGGTGGATTTCTAGGTCGCACCATCCTTGTTTTTCTGTGTCGGTTGGGGTTAAGGTTTCGTGGACTTGATGTTTCCAACGGTATCCGAACCGTGTATGGATTTTGTCGCCACCGTACTGTAGGTCTGGTTGGCCGTTAGGTTTCCATGACCAGGTGTATTTGTAGCGGGGGCGGGTCACTTGTTCGTCATACATTTTTTCGAGGTGCGCTCGCCAACCTGGTAGCAGTATTTCATCCATGTCTAGGGCGATGCAGTAGTCGATGTCTGCTGGTAGTAGTGCTAGTGCTGCGTTACGGGCATCATCGAATCGCCACGGGTTGATAACAATTTCGGCTGTGTCTACACCGTTTTCGTAGGCTTTAGCCAGGGTGTTGTCGGTTGAGCCTGTGTCTACGATTAAGCGGTAGTCGGCTTCGGCGCAGGATTCTGCCCAACGGTCAACGAATGGTTCTTCGTTCTTGGCGATTGTATAAACGGCAACTTTCATGGCACATTAGTGTTAGAGGGGAATCGCAATTATAAACCGAATGTAGTCGTTCGTTGTCCAAGTGCCAGGAATGGTCGAGGAAGCGTTTGTGTTGGTTAGGTATGTTCCTGAAGCGTTATTTGCTCGAACATTCAAAACAGTACCAGCAACGCTTGTGCGAACCGTCATGTAGTAGATTGTGCCACCTGCTTGAGCAACAACCGTACCAGCAACAATGTTGGCTGCGGTCCAACCTGAAGGCAAGTCAATTTGAATGTCGCCCGATACGGATGAGGTAGAACCAAATACAAGGTTTGCCCTAACAAAACCGACAGCCCCAAGCGAACAGTATTCTGTTACCCAAGTTGTTGCGTTGCCTTTAGCGATGTTAGTAAAGGTCGGGGTGTAGGAAGTCCATGACAAAGAAACGGCAGGACCAGTAGGACCTGTAGGACCTGTCGGACCTGTCGCGCCTGTTGCACCTGTAGCACCCGTAGCGCCCGTAGCACCAGTCGGTCCCGTAGGTCCGATAGCGCCCGTTGCACCCGTGGGACCCGTTGCACCCGTGGGACCTGTAGCACCTGTCAATCCTGTCGCTCCCGTAGGACCCGTTGGCCCAATGTCTCCAGTAGCCCCTGTAGCACCAGTTGGACCAGTCGGCCCTATCGCACCAGTAGCACCTGTAGCACCAGTAGGACCCGTAGCACCAGTAGCACCAGTAGGACCAAGTTGCGTATACATCACCTGAGTAGCAGTCAAAATAATTGACGGAATCGCAGGCGCAGGAGAAGACGCAGGAAGATACTGCAACGAAACATCCGTGCTAGTGGCTTGCCAAGCCAACTCCAGGTAATCATTAGCAGCAAGTTTTACAACATAGTTAACCGTGCCGATAGCACGACCATGAGTACCACCATGCGACTCCACAACACTCCAAGTGCTGTCAGAATCAGCAACATTGGAACCGTTCTTCTTCAACCAAATGTTTGCATCTTTAATCTGCACATTGGCGTTCTCCCATTGAGCCGAATAGGTGATGCTGTAAACACCAGCGTAAGCAAAAGTGACACGACTGTTAGAAACAATAGAAACACCCGAAGAATCAGGGTCAGTGTTGTTGTAAGTAATCAGATACTCAGTGTTAGCGGCAGCAGCAGTTTGGTCCTGAGTAGACCAAAACGAACCCCAGTAACCTAAAGTACCGCCTGCTCCAGTTGCTCCTGTCGGACCAGTCGGACCTGTCGCTCCAGTCGAGCCTGTAGCACCAGTCGGTCCAGTGACAGTTGAAGCCGCGCCCGTGGCACCAGTTGGTCCTGTTGGGCCAGTTGCGCCAGTCGAGCCAGTCGGACCCGTAGGGCCTTGTGAACCTGCTGTTCCAGTTGCGCCAGTTGGTCCAGTTGGTCCGATAGCGCCTGTGCTTCCTGCGGCTCCTGTGGGGCCTGTAGCACCAGCAGCCCCAGCAGAACCTGTTGCTCCTGTAGGTCCAGTAGCGCCAATGCTTCCCGCAGCACCTGTTGGTCCTGTCGCTCCTTGACTTCCTGCTGCACCTGTCGCTCCTGTCGGTCCTGTAGGTCCCGTTGCTCCTGTTGCTCCTGTTGCACCTGTGGGTCCAGTCACAGTAGAGGCTGCGCCCGTTGCGCCAGTTGGTCCCGTGCTACCAGTAGGGCCAGTAGCCCCCACGCTTCCAGTTGGACCAGTGGGGCCAGCAGCACCCGTAGGTCCTATCGGTCCTTGTGGACCCGTTTGGTCTGTAGAAACAATCGTAACGAATGTGCCTGTGCCAGAATCATGACACGCAATTTCGCTAACCCTCGATACAACATAAGTTTGGTCTGTCTTAGAAACTTCGACAGTGGCGGTGGTGGTGATAACTGTGACATTGGTTGAGGCCATTAGAGCCTCGTTACATCAGCCAGCACCGTAACGGTTCCACTAAGAATTGTTGAGATAACACCTGAAGCGTTTTCTTGCAGGTCCCACTGATAGTAGCCAGGTGTTAGCACCGCTGAATCTGCTGCCGATAGAACGGCTTTCATGATACCGCTTGCTGGCGTAACAAGCGTGCAGGTAAGTGTTGCTGCAATCGTTGTTGAGTCTGCATTAGAACGAATTTGAGATGCGTAAGTGCGACCCGTGATATCTACGGGTGTTGTGCCATCGGTGGTGATTGTGACATTCACTGTCTCTGTGTCACCACGGGTGATGGTCAGGTTTTGGGTCGCAGGTACTGACATTTACTTTGTCTTTTTCCTTGGCTTTACAGGCATAATCGTAACATCCTTAGGACCACGATTTATGGGCTTCGGTTTCTTCGGCATTGGTTGTTTCTTAATGGGTGCCACGACTACTTTTTCTTTTTCCCAGGGATGGGTACAATCTTGTAGCCCATCTTTGCCAAGTCAGCAGCAGATTTGGCTGCTTTAATTGCTGCACCTGCTGGAAGTATGAACATACTCTTCTCAATGCCGCCGCGGGTAGGCTTTTTGGGACCCATACCCATGCCGTCTTTGTTTGCTGCTTGTCTCATTATTTCATCTTCTTTCTCTTAGCAGCAACCTTCTTCTTGGCTGCCTTTTTGCCGTACTCCATCATACGCTCTTTTGCGCCTTCCATTTTCTCATGGCGCATCTTCGCTTTTTTACTACCGTACATTTCGCCTTTAGCAGACATCACTTCATCTTCTTCTTCTTGGCAGCCATCTTCTTGGCCATCATCTTTTTCTTCTCCGCAGCCGCAGCCTTCATACCAGCCTTAGTGTACGGAAACTCTTTTTTGCCTACCATTGGCATAACAACTCCTGTTCGTTAGTGTTACCACTTTACCTTATCTGCCCAGTATGCCGCAGACATTCGACCCTTATTTATATTCGAAGCATGACGAGCCTTAAATGACTCCCGACGCTTACGATAGGAAGCAGACTCCCCAGCCTTCTTCGGGGAACCAGACACCCCCTGCTGACCGAAACGGATAGTCTTCACCTGGTCGCCCTCTTTAGCAACAACGACATGAGATTTGGTGGGATGGCTAGGGGTGCGCTTAGGTTTGTTAAAACCTGCAACCCCAGCCCGTGCCAATCGTGGGTCTTTCTTATTCACCTATACCTCGCAGTCTTTTTAGCAATATTCTTTGGTTGCGCCACAAACTGTTTGCCTTTACGGGTGCCTTCCCTTTTGGCTTTAGAAGTAGCCGCATACTCTTTAGAAGACAAAGCCTCACGGGCTTTCTTTGGAAGATAGCGTTCACCTGTAGCCTTCGAACCCTGGGTGCTGGGCTTACCTGATTTAGTACCCCACTCCTCTTTGGTCCATTTCGACAACGATTTCTGCTTTTCTGTTTTGGCCCCCGAATAGCCACCGCCTGCTTTCTCGTAGGCTTGGGCAAGTAACTGTGCTTTGCGGGCAGACCATTGACCAGGCTTCCCACCTTTGGAGCCTGCCATGATTCTGTTCTTAATGCGTTCCCGTTTTTCGGGATTCGTGTAAGCCATCAGTCCTCTTTTAACATTCCTGCTTCACGCAGAATATCACGAACATTTGGGGAAACTTGGGCAGATTCACCCTTCATCAAATTGACATGATGACGGCCAATGTCGGCTTGGATGCGGCGGTTCGCAGTAATCCAAACCCCAGGTTCATCAGCAGAAACCCAATCTTCTTTAGCGACGAGGCCCCCAGTCCCTGCCACCTGTGTCAACTTCTTAGAAGATTTAGTCCAAGTGATTTTGGCTGCGTCGGCTGCTTTAACCAAATCCCTTCTGTCTGCCCCAGCGTTGTATTGGTGCAACATCGCATCACACAAGTCATCTAATGTAACCTCGTACCAATCGCCTTTATTCCACACCGTTTTGTGGGCTGCAGGTTTAGGTGGGGCAGGAACAGCAACAGTAGCCAGGTTAATGAAGTCGCTATGTCCCGTCATATCTGACATGATTGTTGGTACACCCATCGCTACGGTCTGTAACGGCATCAGGCCGAACCCTTCGCCGCGGGATGCTGCCACGAAACAATCTGCGGTGGCATACAGGTCATACTCCTCTGCTACCGTCAACCAAGAATCCACAACCTTGATGTTCGGGTTGGAAATGTTAGGGGCTTCACCTTTTACAGTTGGCGGTATTTTCAATATCAGTTCTGCATCCACAAGATGTAGTGCCTCAAACGCGGCAACCACAATATCTAGTCCCTTACGCAACCACGATGACCCGCCAGCCACAAACCGAAACTTCTCATTCTTAGGGGCGGGACACGGCTTCCAAATCTTAGGGTCAATACCCAACGGCACCCTGCCCACATTTTTGTGGTATTGGCTGAACAAATCCACATTATGTAACGAAGGTACAATTATCTGGTCAAACTGAAACAACCTGTCAGCAAACGAATTAGGCAACATTGAAGTTTCCCACATCGTAAACACAACCCGTTTCTGTCCCCGATGCCAACCTCGAACCATGTCAGGTTGAATACAAGACACTTTCACTTCCGATAAAGGATTGTTCTCCACAGTCTTAGGCAAATGTTTCAGCAAAGAAAGATACATATTGCCGTATCCGAAATGACCGACATCGTACCCTTCTAAACAAATTGTTTTCAGACCAGGCCCGTTTCCACCTGCCACGATTCTTTCGCTTTCTTTTCAATATTGGCGCACCCGTCAATGCGTTTAGGTTGCAACCCGTCAGCCCTTAAACGCTTATAGGCAGGCATATCTTTCTGCCAACGAGATTCAGTAGCGTTAATTTCGGCAGCGCGTTTACCGCCAGTAGTTGACTCGTTCGGCCCCGTTTTCACATGGGCAACCTTGCAACCAAAACAACCCTCAACATCCAAAGTGGGATGTGTTCGCTGATGCAAAATCATGTGATGTAATCCTCGTACCCTGCGTCAATAAGTTCCGCTTGTTCCGCTGCCGTTATTTCTGTGGCGTGACCACCGTAATACACCTTATCAACATCTTCCCAAGAAGGGGGTTGATTCTCTGTGTATTCACCGTTAGTTAAACGATACACATTCACTCCCCGTGCCGTTGCTTCCAAACGGGAAAACAGGTTATCTCCGATGTCTTCACCGAAGTAAACAACTTCATCTTTAGTTGGTGGTGTAAACAATGCCATACGGTAAGAATAACACAAAACCCCCCAGGCCGTAGCCCAGGGGGTTCGCTGTGTAAGACAACCATCCGCCTAAATGGATGGTTACTTATGAGTGTAGCGACAAACTAGGCGTTGGTGCCAATGCTTGAAGCAGACTCGATGCGGCGAAGTGATGCCTCGCGGAAGCGACCATAGCCACCCAGCCAGTACCAGCCGATTGGCTGGAGACGCTGCAAGTAGTCGGTCACTGTGCCACGAACAATCTTCGGTGCTGCACCGTTTCCATCGGTTGTGCTGTACGCCTTAGCAAGAGCCTGACGGCCCATGATGAGGGTTGCGTACACATCTATGGTTCCGCTTGAACCGCTGTTGTTGGATGCGTTTGCAAACAACGGGGCGCGTGGGGTTTCGATGAAACGCACCGATTCCCACTGTCCGATTTCGCCGTTGTAGATGTTGGCGGTGTCAACATATGCGTGTGGGTCACGCCAGTTGGCTGCACCGTTAGCACCACGGAAGTCGTAAGAAACATCGGGGTGGATGTAACCCATGTATGCACCATTGAAGGTTGCAACATTGGCCTTACGCAACTGGGCAACAACCTTACGAACATCGTCACCGATGAGAACATCGTCTGTGTTGATGGTCGTGCGGCTTGATGGGTCGGTAGCACCGCCCGTGGCATAGGTCACATTGGACCCGCCAGCAAGAACGCTGGAAACAACCTGGTCGATAGAGTCGCCAGCGTTGTAACCCACGATGTTTGCAGCCGAAGCGTTGACATCGAGGAACGCGGTTCCACGCAACTTGGCGGTGGTCACAACAGCGTTACCGTATTCTTCGAGGGTAACCGTTACCTGGCTGTCGCTCATAGCAACAGGGGTAACATCGGTTACTTCGTTGAGGGTGCTGGTCGCTGCTGCGATGTCTGCAAAGATGGTGAATGTAACACCCGTACCAGGCATAGCCTGTTGGGTTGGCTGCACATCGGCAGCCTGGTCGAACAAGAGTTCTGAACGCAGTGCGAAGTACGCAAGGCGGTCAAATGCTACCTGGTCAACCGAAAGGGATGAAGTGGTGGTTTCTCCAGCCATTTTAATTTCTCCTTAGATTAGGTTTACGAAAGTGATGCTCGCGCCTTATCCAAGATTTCCATTATTTCTTTTTCTGAGGATGCTGCCGCAATACGGGCCGCCCAATCCACAGGTTCATCAGAAAGGTTAACCCCTGCCGCAACCTGGTTACTGCGTGACCAGGCTTCCGCTTCCTCTTTCAGAGGGTTCGGATTCGCTCCTGCCACTAGACCTGCTTCGGCTGCGGCTGAACGAATTGCTTCGGGTGTCAACTCGCCGTCATAACCTTTCACGAAATACTTTGCCATCGGGCTGCCCATTGGGACACCTGCTTTGGCGAAAGCGAGTTCGCGTTTGGCGTTTTCGGCTTCCATCTTTAACTGCCTGAGTTCTTGGACTTCCTTCTCCAACTCTTTCATGTGTTGGCGAAGCGGGTTCTTTCCCGTTGTCTGCTGACCAGTTTCCTCGTCGTAGAAATCCTGTTCGTCTTGCATATGGCACTCTCCTTTTTTGCCCACATCACGCCCAGAGGAGACATGATGGCTGCGTTTTGTTGACACCCCATGTGTACGCCGTGAGTTGAGGGGGTTCCCTCACGGGTTCCTTCCTTGCGGAATCGTTTATAACTATACACCACTGTTGTTAGTTACAAGTGGTATTCGTAAAATTTATTGCAAACCAGTTACTGATGAGCCTTGGCCTGCGAAGCCACCACCGCCAGAGAATTCTGCGGTACGGCGTTCTTGCCGTTGACGGATGCGTTGTGTTGCGGCTGCGTTGGTGCCGAACACGCCACCGATTTGTTCTTCACGGGTGATTGCTTGTTCGCCTGGTGCGCCACGGAACAGTTCTTCCATCTGTTGTATCGCCCCGAAACCTTGCTGCGCTTGTTCTTGGGTGATGCCTTGTTGTTGTAACGCTTCTGCTTCTTGTTGGGTTAGGGTGATGCCACCGCCTGCTTGTGCGCCCCCTGCGATACGGGCTGCACCTGCTTGACGAGTGATGACATCACGGCCCTTGGTGGGGTCAAGGAAGTATGCGGCGAGGCTGGCTTCGTCTACTCCGTAGAGTCGTTTCATTTCTGCGATGGTGTCAGGGTTGGCGTTCTTTACTGCTAGGTAACCGCGTTGTACTCTGGTGTCTAGTTCTTGGGCTGAGACATCGTTGCCGATAAAGTTGGCAAGGTCGTCTTGTGTGTCGTAGAAACCTGGGGGAAGGTTGTTGCCTGCCAGGATTTGTTTGAGGCTGTCTTCGATACGCAGGTAGTCCCCAGCCGAATATTCGGTGAGTCCTTTTTGTCTACGGGCTTCGTTGCCTTTGAACCGTTGCTTGTATTCTGGGGTTTCACGGAGCATCAGTTCCAGAACAGGAAGGTTCGCTCCTTCGGCTAGTGACGGGTCATCAACTAAAAGATTTTCAACATAGGTTGTCAGTGAGGACAGGCCGATAGATGAAAGGAAGTTTCTGATAAAGGTTGGAGATGCTGCCATTACGATATCTTTCCAAATACTTTGGCGAGGTTAGTTGCCATTGACGAATACGCTTGACGGTAGTTATCGGTGCGCTTCCACTCAGGCAGGGACCTGATGTATTTGGTCCATTCGGCTTGGCTCATCATGCGGGACTGGCCGTTAGGCTGAGGGGAGAAGTCGAACAGTTTGCCGTACTTAGGTTTAGAAATGTCAATAGTGGATGGGTCCACTTCAAGGATTTGTGCCGCAATATTTTGGTACGGCTGAGACACATCGCTGATGGTCATACCTTGGTCCAACTGGTTTGTCAGACTGGGGTACAGGGTTTTAGCCAGGTTACGGAAGTTGTCGGTGATTTGCTGTTCCGACATTTCACCCTTGATGACTTGGGTGGCGTACCCCCGCAAGTCTTTGTTAGTCAGGTTGATACCGTAACGGCCCGCCAAATTGTTAAGGTTGACAGCAACCTGGCTTTCGTTGAGCCGTACCTTTTCCCCATCTTCTTTGGGTTTGCGGGTAATTTCTGTGCCAACATATTGGGCTAGTTCTTGGTCGCTCCAAGCGAACCGCAGCGCCTGGTTAGCAAGCCTGTTCAACTGCTGGTCGTTCAGACTGAACCCTAGGCTTTTAGCGTAGGAATCTATCTGGTTTTGGCGGTCTTGGATTTGGGCTGCGAACTCTGCTGGTTGACTGTTCTTTAGTTCAATGTAGGACAGTTCAGACTGTTGTTTTGATTTGAACCATTCGGTTGATTTGATGGCATTAACGAAACGGGTGGCATCCCACTTTTCTGCTACTGCTTTATCTATAACAGATTGTAACGCTGGTACAGAATCATAGAGGGTGACAATCCATCCGTATGCGTCTGTTGCTGCTGTTTTCCAATCTTCTTCCATATCAACCACCGCCCATTAACTGCGACAATAAACCTACATAATCTCCATACGATTTTGCTTTAACTTCCCCAGGGGCAGTGGTTTCCAACTGGGTTTGCACCAATGCTTCAGGGCTTGGTGGTTCCAGGATTTCTCCGCTGCTTTGATAAAATTTCTTTTCGTTTCCTTGGAAGGTGCGTACCAGTTCGTCGATTGTTTCTTGGTCAAGTTCGCGGCCTACAACACTTCGGGCAGCCTGGTTGAATACAAGTTTGAGGTCGTCTGGGTTTGACAATTTGTATGACGGGGTTGAGCCACCACCGCTGCTTGTTCCCATTGACGGATTCTGGTATAGAAATGCTGCGGTGTCTTTCCATTCTGCGCCATAAAGATTGGCTTGTCCAAGCAGTTTGTTGAACGCTGTGACCGTTGCTTGGTCAAGTAAACCTGGGCGGTAGGAACCTAGGAAACGGATACTTCTCAAAGCCCCTTGCACTTGGATAAGTTCTTCGGGTGCCATATCTGACAAGATGTTTTCGTCGTCGCCAGCAAAATACAAAGGTTCAAAAGTTTTTGCAGGTTGGTTGAAAATGTCTGGGGCTTGTGAACCCACAACATAGGAATATCCCCGATAATCGCTGCGACCCGTTGCAGGGTCTTCGTAAAGCCGACCAGTTACACCGATGGCTGAACGATACGGCCAGTCCTTTGGGTCGGTTGTTTTAAAGGCGGTTCCATTGTTCTTGGCCAACTCCATGAACATATTTAACAGTTCATCAGCGGTAGGGGTCGTCGGGACTGTTGTAGAAGGAGATGGTGTGTTCTGTGGTTTCGGTGCCATGTTAATCTTCCAAACCTATTTCAAATTCTGGGGCCAACACATTCTGCCACACAAAAGCAAACTGTGGCACCATACGAGCCAATTCGTCACCAGCCTTGGTTAAACCGATGCGAACATATTCGGCGTTGGCGTTCTTTGTCCAGTCGGTCCCAAGGTCAGCGGCTTGATATTCGGATACATACCATTCACGCAGCCCCATATAAACCTTAACCATTTTGCCTACCTCTGATTGTTCAGCGAACGGGCTATCAGCAATTTCTTGAAGTTGTTGGATTTGTTTTTCGCGTCGCTTGGCTGATTCAACCCAACCGTACTTTCCATCCCAGAATGGGAACAGTGATTTCACCTGCTCTTTAATGTTCCGCAGTTGGCTTTGGCCTTCGTTAGAAGCAAGATATTCCACATCGTAACCCGCTTTGGCGATATTGACCAAGAAGTATCCCATTTGGCTTTGGGCATCTTCTAGCATGGTACGCGGGTCTGTGCTTTCCCTCATGCCACGGTACTTTTGGCGGGAGTATGCGCTGGGCGAAAAATCTCCTGACATCGGGCCGAAGTATCCTGCAACATCAGGGAAGGTGTCTAAAAGTTCTTTGTTGGCTGAAGCCCATCTGTCGTATTCTTCGGTTGCTTGCAGGCCAGGGATTTTGCTTTTGGTGATATTTCCGAACAATGCCCAGACACTTGTGCCGTACTCTGCCAAGAATTTGGCTGTGCCATCGTAACGGTTTGCTCCGTTGGCCTCTGCCTCATCTTCATATTGGCGAAGTTTGTCGGAAAGGAAACCCACACGGATATCACCCTGTTTTGTTTCAAGCATAAAGTTTGTGGTTGGAGAAGCAATCACAGCCTGGGTTAAGCCACGCATAAAGAACAGAATGTTTGTTTTGGTTTCTACTTCTTTAAGAACAGCACTCATTTCTTGTTCTGTTTTAATAACAGGAATTGTTGACGAATAGGCTTGCAGTACCTTGTTGTAATACTGTTTGTAGTCAACTGTGGATTCTTGGTTGCCGAAAATCACTTTGGTAAAATCTTTTAATGCTTCACCGATAACGGGTGTTTCGCCTGCTAACTGGCCGACAAGTGGGGCCATGCGACGCAGCCAGAGAGGGCGTGGGTCCAGGGCTGATACAATCGAACCGCGGTCTTCTGGTCGACCCATCGGGAAAATGATTTCTGCGATAGTCGACATTTCTGGGTCGTTCAACTTGTTGAAATAACTCAATGGGATTTGAACAGTAAATCCGACACCTGGAACAATCTGGCCTATCATTGACATTTGCCGTGCGCTGACTTCATAGTTGGCCGTTGGTGTACCTGTTAGGAATCGGGCGATTGCGCCAGTCATGGGGAGAGCAAACACTTCGTTACCGTATGCGTTGCGGTATAGGAAGCCTTCTGGTTTGCCGTCATAGTCGACATCTCCAGGCCCGATGGCGGTTGCTCCTTGTAGTGCGCTGACACCAAGCCCTGCCCAGTATGCAAGTTCTGGGCGTTGTGCAACAAACTTCATGTATGTTTGTGCTTGTTCACGGAACGCTTCGAAGAATGGGAACAGCAGTTGGTGTTGGTAACCGAACAAAGAACGCTTCGATGAATCATAGAGGGTATCGACTGTTTTATTTGTGGCGTATGCGTTAGCAAATTTGTCGATTGCTTCTAGCGATTCGCCATCTTTGGTTACGCCTTGTGCTACACGGGCTTCGGCTTGGTCTAAAGCAAATTGAAGTCGTTTAAGTTTTGATTTTGGAAGCCCTGCTTCAAGGGCCGATGCCCTCAGCGCGTCTACGGCTTCTTGCGATGCGGTACTGAGGGTGGCTTCTACGGCATCCCAGTATGCGCCGCGCCACAAAGGGCTGCGAGCCAGAAGGTCGGATGTTTGTCCGTACATACCTTGAAAGTATTTGGCAACCAAATAGTTTTTGGCATCCCAAATTTTGCCAAGGCCAGACATCATTGGATTTTTGTCAAGTTGGAATTTCGGGAAATACAAAACTTGGTTTGCAGAATCGGCTGCTTCAACATATGTTGACCCGAGAAAGTCTTCGTATTCTGGTGCCGCAACCCAACGGCCTGTTGGCTCACGGAAGAACGCTGGCTGGTCGTTAAACAGGCCCGTGGCGAGAACATCTAGGTTGGCCTGGTTGGTGCCAATGTTTTGATATATTTCTTGCGTAACCAAACGGACATATGCGGCGACACTATCTGGTGCGTCTGCCATGAAACCTGGTGCTTTGCGACCCAGTTTCTTGAAATAGTCTAAATAGTATTCTTTGCCTGCACCAAATAAAATCCATTGTTCGATTGCTTGCATACCATCAGAAGTTATGTTTCCTTCTTTTAGAAGTTCGCCATATGTTTTTGTAACTGTTTCGATTTCTAAGGTTTCTACATTTTTGAATTTCATGTTTCCTAAATCGTCATAAACAGGAACAGAAATTTTGTCTTCGTCGAATGGTCTGCCGTTAGCAACTCGACGATAAATCGGGTTGTTATACATATCACCCGTTTGATGGGCTACACCTGCAACAAATTCGTCACGGAATCGAAGGTCGCTTTTTTGAATGGTGGTAGTAAAACCATGTCGTATATCGTCGCCCACCAAATACGAATTGGTGCCTGTAGCAATAGCCTTTTCTGGCATATTGCCTATCATCGCGTCAGTGAATTTTGGTAGGTCGGAATCAAACTTGGCTTGTAGTTTTGCTAACTCATCTAGTTTCGTTGGGTATTCAGCAAGTTCTTCTGCAAAGGTCGCTGCCATTTCGTCGGCTTTTTCAATCTTTCCTGCTTTGCGAAGTTTTGATATTTCTTCTGTGATTTCGCGGAGTGATGCTATGTCCAGTTCAAGGTTGCCGATGTCTGTTGCTAGGTTGAATGTTTCCCCGAACACATCGGCTGTGTATTTGCCCTTTGCTCCACCAAAGAGTCCTGCCTGGACTGCCGCAAACCATTGTGCTGGTGATTCAAAAGTACCCGTAAGAAGGGTTCGCATGATTTCGTCTGGCACAACTTTCAACATATGTTTAATGCCGATAACGACAGACGGTTTCCAAATTTCTGACGAATATTGCAGTAATGCTTTTTGCATAAAACGATTCGCTTTGAATACCTGGCCAGCAATCGGAACATTTTCCATGCGGCGAGCCATACGCCCCAGAGTGCCTGTTGCTTGAATAACATCCCTTAACTTGGTCGGGTCGAACAGGTACATTCCTTGGCTCATCAACTGGGTTGTACGCAACGGACCTTCAAAGCCCGTTAGATGCCAAGGGGATGGGTCTGCTGCCACATCTCGAAGTGACATTGTTGTGACATCTGCTATTGTATTTTTGAATTTAGCAATAACCCGTGCTTCTTCGGAACTTATTCCTGCTGCCTTTAGTGCTGGTTTGATGATGGTATTTGCGAAGTCAATAGAGAATTCAAAGAAGCCACCTGTTTCCCCGCTTTGATAAATTTCCATTAAACGCGTAGTCCATTTGTTTCTTTGCGCCAAAGACATATTGAGCGCGCCTGCAAGGTCGTCGAATCGTTTTACTCCACGGCCCATGTCGTCAAATGGGATAAACAAATTTTCTGGCAGGGTTTGGAATTGGCGGGTGTATCGGCTGGATGCCTGTTTGACTGCAAACCCCAATTCAGATATGCCGTTATATGTTCCAACTGGAACACCACCAACATATGAGGTGGGTGTTCGTTTTACTGCTTCTGTTACAAGGTCCCATACTTCGTCTACAGTTTTGGCTTTTGCTATGTCAAGTGCTAAGGCTGGGGCGTTGCCGCGTAGATAGATTCTCCAGATTGTTGCTGGGTCAGTTTCTGCTGCCATCGCTTGCAGGATTGGTTGTATCCAGGGGGCGTTGCGATTTTTTTCCCATACTGTTGGGACCAAAGTTTTGCGGCCTGGGGTTTTTTCGTATGGCGCTCCTACTTCATCTCGAATGATATCTCTTTGGGTGTTGTATTTTGTGTAGAAGTCGTCGACTTTGCCACGCAAATTCGAAATGGCGGATTGCAGTTCGTTGTTT